ATACAAAACATATAAGTTTCAACCAAAGAATGTGGATCCCAACACTGAGCCCGGTGAATTTGAAAACGGGTTTGTTACGGTTTTAGATATACAATTTCTGAAAACTTTTGATGTATTAAATGAGACAAGCTCGGGAACTTATGCTAACAAATTAATAACAATTGATCCTTTAACAAAGAGTTTCAGAGTCACAAATTATAGTTACGAAAAAGATTATTTGTTGAATAATGGAAAAAATAAACCATCCACATTAAATGAAAATCCTCCTTTGGGACCAGGCAAGAATAGATTGGGAACACCACAGACAGCAGCGTATGATTCAACTGTAAAAGTCGCTTTTAGTAATGCCAATCAGTCTTTTGCACCATTTATTAAGGATGCAGAAGGTAGTGTTGCACAAGATATTTTTGTGGAAACATATGTGCCATACAGAACTGCACAAATTTCACTTGCAAATTATACGGTTTTAAAAATTTTGATTCCTGGTGATAGTGCAATTACAGCAGGCAGAACAATCAATTTAAATCTGTATTCTCTTGCAACAGATGAAAATAATATGAGAAAATTGGATAATTATTTTTCGGGTAAATACTTGGTGACAGCTGTAAGACATATCATGCAGTCAACAGGCGCGTATCAAACAATATTAGAAATTGCAAAAGAAAGTTCCAAAAAACGAATTTCTTCTCCAAATTTATCATCTTCAACATATCAAAAAGAACTGCAAGAATCATGAACAACTTTATAGGTAAAGACGGTTTTTATTGGTGGGTTGGTGTTGTCGAAGATAACAAGAGCGATCCACTTGGTTTAGGTCGTTGTAAAGTCAGAATTTTTGGTTGGCATACTGAGAATTTATTGGAAATGCCGACCGAAGATTTGCCATGGGCTCAGGTTTTACTATCACCTTCAGCAGCATTGTCGGCAACTACAGTGCGTGAAGGTGATTATGTTGTTGGTTTTTTCCAAGACGGAATGTCGGCTCAAGCACCAGTAATTTTTGGTATATACAACGGTGTCGAAACACAAGAACCTGATACATCTAAAGGTTTTTCACCACAAGTTGACAAACAAGAAGTTCCTGTGCCACCAGAGGGTGTGGTGGATAGAAAGGTCGGTGAACCAAACACACCAAGACCATATAGAGGTGTAATTGTCGACACCATGATATCAAAATCAAATGCAAATTTGGCTCACGCTTGCGGATTTAAATTTAATCTGAATATCAATGTTGACCTTGGATTAGGAACAATCACAGCAGTCAAAAGATTAGCGACAGCGCTCCAGAGAGGTATACGTGACGGCAAAAAAGGTTTTGCAAATGTTGTCAGAGCTCAGATGGGAAAAATTGTTTCGACCTTGAGAAAGGGTTTAGATGCAATCGTGAAAGCTGTTGGTATTGCCGATGTTACTGGTGTTGTGTCTATTTCATTTTCAGCAGTAAAGGATATTGTCAGTCAGCTGAATTCATTACTGTCTCAGGCAGCAGATATGCTTTACAATGTTGGTTTGGCTTTAGGTGTTGTGCAGGGCATACAAGAATTTATTAAGTGGATTGGAACACTACCACAAAATATAAAGAATATTTTTATGAACTGTTTGAGTAATTTCACAAGATCGGTACAAAATCTCACAAATGACTTAAATGCGTTACCGAAACAACTGGAAACGAGCATTGGTTCACAATTTAATTCGTTTACCGATAGCTTAAATTCTTCAATAAATACAATTCGTGGCGAATCAACAGCAGCTTCAAGTTCACAATCGCAAACGATGACGAAATTGATAAATGGTGATTCCAGCACCAAAACTTTAAACGAATTGAGTACAATGTTGAAACCTAAGAGTAATCAAGAAATATTATCTGAAGTCACGCAGTCTTCGCTACAAAGGCCATAATTATGTCTAATGCACCAATGGGTTTTGATGGTTTTGTGGAACCAGTTTCTGCTGCTAACACAGATTATCAACCACAATATCCTTATAATAATATTACACAAACCAGAAGTGGACATAGTTTTGAACTGGATGATACGCCAACCAGAGAAAGAATTCGTTTGCAACACCGTTCTGGTACATTTACTGAAATGCACCCAAACGGCGACCAAGTTTGTAAAATATTTGGTAATGGTTATACAATCACATTAGGCGATCATAATGTTTTGATTGGTGTTGACGGACAATCAAACAATAAATTAAACATCACAGTAAATGGTGATGTGAATTTAAATGTCAAGGGTGATTTTAATCAAGAGGTTGACGGCAATTATAACTTACATGTAAAAGGTAATTACACACAAACTGTCGACCAAATAACTGATATTGCATCTGTTGGCGACATGAGAGTGTCTGCTGGTGGATTTGCAGGTGGTGCTCTACGAATCAATCCAGGCGATGAGGTTCGTATTGAAGGCGACCTTAGAGTTAGTGGTGAAGTTAGAGCTACACTTATTAATTCATCCACAAGAGTTAACGCACAAACTGGAATGACTGCTGGCGTACAAGGTATTGTTAGTTTGGGAGGTGTTTCAGTCGGTAGTCCAACTCCTCCTATTCCAGGTACAGTTTTGGCTACTGCTTCGGTAATTGCACCGCTTTTATATGGAACTTCGATGACATACGGCAGTGTTATTATGGATCCTACTGGTGGATTACCAATGGTACGAACATTGTTCAATAGTCATAGACATATTGCACCAAATGGTCCAACATCAGGACCACTACCTTTAATGCCCTTACCATGATGGAGTTGAGATGACTACGATATATGAAAGACTGAATATTACCTTTACAAACTTCGGAGAAGCGTCAAACCTTTCTCCTGGTGCAGCAAATTCACTGACTTTTATTGCCGAGAATACTCCACCACTATCTGATTGGCAAAAATCAGACTTGGCCAATGGAAATATACAAAAAACAAATTATTTCCAGAATCCTATGGCCAATAATGTTGCAACAATTACTGCAAACACAACAATCATCATAAATTCAGGCAACTTAGTCGGTGACACCGAAATGGTAAGCATCGGTCAAGCATTGAATGCTGAACTACAACTTTACAAAAAACACACAGATAATATTTCCGGTGTTACAATTGTAAACAGTGCGAACGTGCCAGCTTATGATACTGCATCTTCAGTGGGTCAACAAATTATGATGATTTTGGCTAAAACGGATGGTATGGTTTCGGTACAAAACACCGCACCAATCTTGGGTGCATTCACAAGTCTGTTTATTCGTGATGAGATGAAAGCCAATAATGATAAAATTGCGTATTATGCAAATATCTACTTTTCCAATACGCAACCTTATGGTGAAGGTTATACCAACCTACTTCCACCAGAAGAAATCGCAAACATTAAGAGTTACCTACAAAACACAACATCCCAATTGTATACAAGAAGAACAGAAGATGTCGCTTTCTATCTGAATGCGGCTCAAGTCATGCAGGATTATGGCTATTTGCAACAATTTTCGAACGCAGGTGGTACAAATACTTATTTAATGAAAAATGTGGTGGGTACGCCAAGACTTGCAAACAATTTAAGTTCAAATACATGATTTTCCAAAAATTCGAATTTTTATGTTCCGGCCCGAGAATTTTTTCCACGCAAGCTCAAAATCCAAAATAGCGTTTTACTCCTAGAGATAAATAAAAGATGGCAACTTTAAATAAAATATACTCAGACATAGATTTTACCTTCACCAAGAAACCGGTGTTAGGTGATATTGCTTTGAGTTATGATAATCAAGCGGTCATTCGATCTATACGAAACTTATTGTCGACCAAATTTTATGAGAGGCCTTTTAATCCGAGTTTAGGTTCCAATATAGATTCTTTACTATTTGAACCTATTTCTCCGATGACGACAAGTGCAATTGAACAAAACATAAAACAGACAATCGAAAATTATGAGCCTAGAGCCATATTGAAAAGTGTGGTTGCAGAGCCTGATGAAGAAAACAATGCATATAATGTAACAATTACTTTCTTCCTACAAAATGCGACACAACCAACAACAGTAACACTTTTTTTAGAGAGAAATAGATAAAATGGCAGGTGCAAATTCTAATATCCAAATGACAGATTTGGATTTCAATAACATTAAGAATAACCTAAAAACATTTTTACAGTCACAGGATATTCTGAAAGACTACAATTACGAAGGTTCTGCACTTTCGACTTTATTGGATATTCTTGCTTATAACACGCAATATAATGCATACTATCTCAATATGGTTGCAAATGAAATGTTTTTGGACACGGCATTACAAAGAGATTCTGTAGTTTCACTTGCAAAATTATTGAATTATGTTCCAAAATCTGCAACAGCACCACAGGCAACAGTAAATTTTAGAGTTAATCAAGTTTCTGATTCTACTTTGTCTTTACCCAAGTTCACACCATTTTTATCGGAAGCTATTGATGGAGTAAATTATAACTTTGTTGCGGCCGACACATATACAACATCGGTTTCTGCAAATACGGCTGTATTTAATAATGTGATACTGAAACAAGGAATTCGATCTTCAGTATCATATGTCGTCAATTCAGTACAAAATCCAAAATATATTTTTCAAATACCAAATGAGAATGTTGACATAAGCACACTATCGGTTATTGTTGCTCAAGCATCACCTGACCCTTCATCGAATGTCTACACTCGTGCCACAAATTATCTGTCATTAGATTCAACTTCTACTGTTTACTTTTTACAAGAAGGTAAAGGTGGAAAATATGAAATATATTTTGGTGATGATGTATTGGGTAAAAAATTAGTAGATGGCCAATCTGTTTTCATGGAATATCTTGTAACACAAGGTGTCTCTGCGACTGGTGCAAATAATTTTACATTGATGGGTAATATATCCGGATATGCAAATACATCCGTACAACCTTTAGTTGCTGCCACTCAAGGCTCTGAAAAAGAATCGTTGGATTCCATTAAATTTCAAGCACCAAAGTCATATTCCGCACAGGGGCGTGCTGTCACTAAAGAAGATTATATAACGGCAATTAAACAAAATAATTTAGGTTATGCTGTGGACGCAGTGAGTGTGTGGGGCGGAGAAGAAAATGATCCTCCAGTTTTCGGGCAAGCATTTATTGCAATTAAACCTTCTGGTGGTTATTTACTGACAGACACACAAAAAGAAAGATTGATACAAGATGTTATCAAACCTATTTCTGTGGTAACTGTTGAACCCACAATTGTAGATCCTGACTATACATATATCAATGTCACATCAAATGTTTTGTATGATCCTAAGAAGACAAGTAGATCATCTCAACAGTTACAATCTTTGGTGAAAAACGCAATCTATAATTTTGGTAACACAACATTAAATAGTTTTAATTCAACTTTTGTACAGTCCGATCTGATCAATTTGATAAAAAATATAGACTATTCAATTATTGCATGTGAGATTTCAGTAGATGTACAAAAGAAGTTTTTACCAAATTTAACCACACCAACAACTTATAAGTTATATTATGGTTCTCCTTTGTCGAAAGGTATTTTCTCCAGTAGTGTTAGGAGCAATCCATCGATGCAATACAGAAATCCTGAAAATGCATCACTTGTAATTGATGGTGTGTATTTGGAAGAAGAACCTTCACCAACAGCCGGTTTATCGTCTGTTCAGATTACAAATCCTGGTTTTGGTTATCAGAGTACACCAACAGTTACAATTTATGGTGATGGTACAGGCGCAACAGCTATGGCAGTACTGAGTACAAGTGGAAGTATCAGAGAAATTAAAGTTACAAACGCAGGTTCAGGATATACCAGTGCGGTTGTTGTCGTAACGCCGGCAGCTGGTGACACCACAGGACAACTATGTTCTGCTGTGGCTGTTTTAGAAGGTCAGTTTGGAAATCTAAGACTATATTATAACAATGTGAATACCGGAAAATCTTTCATCACCAAAAATGCTGGCACAATTGATTATGTGAATGGTGTAATTACATTGGATTCTTTTAATCCATTATCAATAAATGATCCTTTGGGTCAATTGACTGTAACCGCAAAACCAACCACATCAATTATTTCGTCTACATATAATCGCATAATTACAATAGATCAATTCGATCCAACATCTGTAGTCGTTAATATTTCTGCCAAGTCATGATTGATAATTTTCAAAAAAATTCCATATTAATACCTGAACAACTTCCCGAATTTATTCGGGATAATCCAGAGTATTCCAATTTCGTATTGTTTATAAAAGCATATTATGAATGGATGGAACAAAATGGTCAGGTAACTGAACGCACCAGAAATCTTTTAAATTATCGTGACATAGACAAGACTACATCAGAATTTATTGATTACTATATCAAT